CTTATGATGAGTTGAAGAAGAAACTAAATGAGGTTTTATCTGGTGATTCTTTTGCTAGCAAGTCTGCTGCACAGATCGCTGAAGATGAAGATCGTCCAGTAGCATCAGCACCAACTTTTAGTTCTAAGCCAGCACCTCAACCAAAGGCATCTGTTCAAGATGACGATGATGATGTGATGTCTTACTTCGAGAAGATTGCTAAAGAAGACTAATCTTTAGAGTAGAAAAGAGAATGGGATCCTTTGGATCCCATTTTTTATGTCGCCATTCTGTTTCGTAACCAAGAAGATACTGACGACTCTTGATTTCGAATTTGTGGCTTAATGATTTGAGTTGTTTTGTTATTAGTCATCACTGGTGCATTTATCACGCTAGTGCTACCTGATTTACCACCAGCAGTTGCTGCATTATCAGCATTTGCTCTAGATCCACCTTCAACTGCATTGGCTGGTCTTAATGCCAAGCCCATTGCTGCAATTTTGTCAATTGGAAGTTCAGAGATTGCTTTAATTGTTTTAGTATCAATTCCAGAGAATTTACCTAGACCAGTAGCCAGAGCCATAACACCATCACCAGCTGCTTTGATGTCTTGACCCTTCTCACCCATCATCATAATCTGTTCAACTGGAGATTTTCCAGGAGTTACTAGATTTAAGAATCCACCAACAAGATTACCAATACCAGCTGCAGCAGTTCCAGCACCGAACACTGCCATACCTGCACCAATAGCTGCAAGACCAGCACCAACCATGAGAAGATTTGATCCATCTAGTTGTCCGAGTTTAGTCAGACCCTCAGTCATCTCAGAGAAACCTTTACCCACTGCTTGCATTGCCTCACCGACAATGTACAGAGCACCACCAAGTAAACCAATTGCAACTGCACCTAATGTTATAGGAACAATCGCATTACCCATAACTGCAGCAATAATACCGATACCTGCCACGGCAAGCATACCTTTGGCTATAGTTTCCCAGTCTAAATCTGCAAATCCACCTAATGCTTCACTCATTCCATACATGGCAAGAGCAAGCACACCAAGAGCAAACGCACCTTTGATGATAGACCCTTTAACTTGATCCAACGCAAGTGCAGCAAGAACTAAACCACCAAGAGCAACCATACCCTTACCGATAGATTCCCATTCAACTTCACCGAATTCTTGGAATGCTTTTGCAGCAACATATAATGCTGCACCTACAGCGAGAAGACCGATACCGAATTTCTTCATACCATCTAATGCTTTACCTGCACCACCACTCATTAAACCAGCAAGTAATCCACCACCTTCTTTACCACCTTCAGCTGGTTTCACTTTAGTTGTATCTTGTTTTTTGCCACCAGTGTTTTCGGCAATTGCTTCAAGGAGTTCAGATTGTTTTGCTACCTGTTTTTGGTTTTCAATTTGTATTTCTTCATTAGCACCTGATTCAGCGTGTTGTTCAGTTGGAGTAGATTTTAAACTTGATGCTCTTAAATCTGCACCTGCCAATGTATCAGTTAGTGCGGTTCGTTTAGAGAATAGATCTTTACCTGCACCTCGTTTGGCTAAGTCAGCTTCTGACATGCCAGTGTCTTTTTTCAACTGAGATATTTCAGCTTCATTTTTCTTAATATCTTTTGATGCTCTATTTGCAGTTTCAAATTTACCAGAAAGAGTAGAGCGATCATCCTCAGAACCAAGTTTACGCTGAGTTTGAATAAACTTTTCTTTAGCGATAGACTTGTCAAAGATACCACCAACATTCACTGCTTTCAGTGCAGTTGTTTTTAGAGCAGATCCAGAACCAAACTTATCTTTGAAACTTTTTCCCATATCAGAGATTCGATCTCCCATGGTCTTAAATGTTTGCATACCCTTAGCAATATTAGCAATTGCTTTGGCTTCTTCTCTGGTATATGTACCTTGTTCTTTAATAGATTTTGAGATGTCTTTTTGAACTTTTAAAATTTCTTTATCAATTTTAACATTTTGTTCGGCAATCTTTTCTTGTCTATCACCATCATCGTCAATTTGTTTAGTCTCGTACAGAGTGGCAAACTCAGTCAATTTAATTAACTGCATAGTTTCTGAAATCGTCTTTAGAGATTTCATTGACTCTGTTTGCGCATTGAGCAATGCCGTCATGTCACTTGATGTGACATGTACTTGATAGTTTTTATTTTTTGCCATCTGTTACATCCTCTTTTTGGATTCTATTCTTTTCTTTTCTTCTTCAAGATACTGAATTAGCATGAAGACATATACTTCTCTTTCGAAAGGTATCATTTCTTCCAGCTCAGCCAAAGAGTATTTGTGGTACTGCATCATCGCAAAGTTCATTTTATAATAATTCTCTAGCGATTCATGACTGAGCAATACTAAAAAAAACTTTGGAGTCCCTCCAGCATCTTAACATGGTGTCTGTTACATACTGGGCAATCATATTGAATCTCTTTTCTAATCTTCGGCATAGTTTCAAAGAACTTTTGAACTTTTGCGAATTGCTCTGAAGATAGGTTTTCAATAAACTGTAATAGTTCAGCCTGAGTTTGTTCTTTAGCGTAAAACAGAGTATCACCATCATAAATGTAATCAATAGATAAAGCCATAATATCAAAGACTGTATCTAAGTCATTGGTATTAAAACCTTCTAATTTCTTAATAACATCAACTGTAGGATACTTCATCACTACACCGACATTACCAAATAATTCAATTTTGTTGGTATGGTCTGCAGACTTTTCTACTGTGATAGTAGACAGGTCAACAGTAACAGTGGATTTAGCCTTTTCGTTTTGCTCTCCGTGATCTGTATCACATGCAAAAATCAAATCAACTGTTTCACCAACAGATTTACCACGGATCTGAGTAAACATATACTCTAGATCGAATGTTGCTAGTTTTTCAACATCGAGTTGGTCTTGAACGCAAGACTTAACAACTTTCTTCAATGTTTCAATCATTGTTACTACATCTTCGGATTGCTGAGCAATCAAAAGTGCCTTTTCTTCTTTAACGAGGAATGGACGATATTTTACTGTCGCTCCGCTTGAAGGCACAATCATTGTATAGATTGGCGCATTCATCATAGGTAAAGCCATAATTATTCTCCTTTAGACATATTCTTAATTAACTTATTCAACTCAGCAGTGCTACCTGTAAAGATAACATTGTTATTCGTCACTTCTTTTCTGGATCCCTCTTTCGGTGCATCCAGCTTTTGCTTTTGTTGGTGGAGATCTAGTAACTGTTGGTTAATATCAGCCAACTGTTTCATTAGATTACCAACAACTTCAAATGCTCTTGGGTGTTCAGACTGCATAGCCACATCAAGTGACTTCTGTAGTGCTTCCTGCCCTTGCTGAAGTAAAATACGAAGATTGTTTCGAGTTATATCGAAGTCATCTTGTATCCTATTTGTAGAGTCGTTAATAACTTCTCCAGTCTTTGTTATCACTTCAGTGTTGCCCATTGGTTGTATTCCAAACTCGGCAGATAATGTGTCATCAATCTTCATTCATAATCCTTAATGATGTATTTATTAGAACTTCAATAATCCTGGAAGTTTTGTAACTCCATACGATAGAACAGAACCAGTAACAAAGTTACCTGCTGTTGTTCCAATAGTTCTATTCAATGTTTCTTGGAATCCTGTAAAATTCTTAGTCATCTTATCAATTAAACTTAATGGAAGAGTTTCACCACTTGCCAATGTAGTCACTGGTGATGCATTCCAATATTTGTACTGCATATTAACTGTTAGTTTCATATTATCTTTAGAAGCGTGATCTAAAGAGATAGAATTCATGTTCTTCGGATAACATTCTTTCAATGTTAATTCGTAACGAGTTTTATCGTTAATATCCTGAACTTCAATCTTGATATCTGTAGTATAATTTTTGTAGTAGTTATATGTTCTAGATGTTGGATCAGAAATTAAACTCATCCATTTATCGAACAATCCTTTAATTTTCATATCAGTATCAATATAGAAAGACATGCTGATATTGTCATACAATTTTTCATATGGAACTTCACGAAACTCGCCGAAGGTTCTATTTTGTACAGTTGAGTAATTAATACCTGGAAGTTGAATTGTATCACAAAACAATAGTAATTTCTGCATACCACCACTATCCATACCAGTAGGTGGAGTGAACATTACAGCAAATCTATTTGTTCTAGCTAAACCACCAGATTTAATTTCAGAAATGAACTGATTGATTGGTTTTGGTTTAGAATCTGCTCGTGTTGTGTCTTTGGTGAGGAATGGTAAATTTAATGCCATTTTATGCCCTTCTCATTTTCTTGATCGAATCCGACCATATTTCTTGTTTAGATGCACCAACAAATCGTTCAACTGGAAGTAACATAGCAGTCGCCCAATCATCAGCATCGATTTGTCTAAATTGTGTTCTCACATGACCAGTTAAGTATTGTTTAACGCATGGTTGTGCTGCAGCGAATCTAGCTACACCATCTATAATCTGCCATGAATACTTTAGTCTGGTTGTTTCGTCCATACGATTGTTAGATTTGAACACTAACAAAGCATCTAAAAGCCCAATCCTTAAATGGTATGGAAGATAATGCATATTCAACCCCATAAACCCATCTGGAGTTTTGCTAAAAGGAAATACTAGAGGAAATCTATCATAGTAAGGTAAATCTTTTTTACCTTTAGGATCGTAGCCATACATGTATAATCTTCCAGGCTGGATTCTAGTCACTAAATCATCAGGACTACCACTCAGCAATTTTCCTGGAGTTAAGTTTTGCTTAGTCAATAGAATGACTTGTTGATCGAACCATCCCTTAGACTTTCTGACGCTGGTCGCCAAGTCATATTTGTTGCGCTCGAATACATCTAGCATTGTTGATTTTTTAGCCATACTCTTATTTAGGTGCTAGACCCAACTCGTGCTCAGTTATAATTTTAAATTCCCATCCTCGATCCTTGGCAAATTCATTTGCAGCTTCCCACTTTGCTTGGTTCTTCATAAATGCTAAAGATTCCTGCAAATATCTTTGAGTTCTCTTTCCAGGATAAATAGGAGGTTGGGTTTGTGTTTTTGGTTTAACTTCGACCAAATAGGTTCTACCTGTAGTTACGGTAATCTTAAAATCCACAAAATAACGATGAATACGATTATCCGTTGGACACTTATAGGGTATAATCGTTTCCTCAGAACTCCACTTCAATACACTAGGATTCTTATCGCACCAAGAAGCGAATCGTGTCTCCCAGCTAGATCTCATAATAATGTTTGTGGGATCCCCTGTATATTTTTCTGGGAATATAGGAATAAACTTTCTCTTGTGGAACATAAATAACTAATTAGGATAATAACAACCATATTTAGGTTAAAGGCACGAAATGGGAATTTTTAAATCTGCGGAAGAGTCATGGAACTCAGCTAAACAAGCTGTCAATAGAACAGTGGATAAATGGGCTGTCCAACCCAATATGGGCAGTACCAGAGGTGCTACTATAACATCATTTAGTGGTGAATCTGATAAAAAATATAATGTATCAAGTCATTCATATCCAGATGATTTGTTAGATGATACTAAAAGTTATGGCGGAAACTATGTTATATTTTATATTAATGTGGCAGTTGATTCTAAACTAGCGCAGTCTCTTTCTGAACAAGATTTTGTGAATGATATTACACCAAGAGATCGTGGAGATCTTATTGCTCAGAATTTAACTAAAGATAAACTATTTGCTGGTGCTACAGCCCTTAATGTAGGTGGTGCAGTATTAGGTAAAGCACTTGGTGTTGGTGGTGGTGCTTCTGCTACTGCAGCTGGATTAGCCACAGTTGGTGCTGGTGCAACTGCTTTGATGGCTGCATCTGCTACTCGTGCCCAAAGAAGATTAAAAACTGCTATTGCCATGCATGTACCAAATCAATTGTCTATTCGATATGGTATGCAGTGGAGCGAAGATGATACTGGTGCTCTTCAAATGGCAACTACTGCAGCGACTGAACTTGCTGCAGCAGTACAAAATAAAGATGCTAAAAATCTTTCTGAACCTGCAAAAGCTATTATTACTAATATTGCATTATCAAAAGGTCCAAATGCAGCTGGTATGTCTGCAGCGACTGGTCTTGCAGCAAACCCTAAGAAAGAACAAATCTTTAAGGGTGTAGATTTTAGATCTTTCACTTTTGATTATCAATTCTTTCCTCGTGACGCAAAAGAGGCACAGAATGTTTTAAACATCATCTATGAGTTTAAATATCATATGCATCCAGAGTTTAAAGATAACAATAACTTTATCTACATTTATCCTTCTGAATTTGATATTTTCTATTATCAAAATGGTTCAGAGAATATGAATCTTCATCGTCATACTTCATGCGTATTAACTGAGATGAATGTAAACTATACACCGAATGGTGCATTCACTACATTTGCAAATGGTATGCCAACGCAGATTAATGTTACCATGAACTTTAAAGAACTTGCTCTTCTTACCAAAGACAAAGTCAAGGATGGTCTATAATGTACTTCAAAGAATTTCCAAAGTTTTTATACGACTTCAAATATGGAAACACAACTAAAACTACAGTTGTAACAGATATTACTAGGAATGTTCGTTTCCGTAAAGAAGTATTAGAGAATGTAACTCTGTTCGATGAGTATGATATTGTTGATGGAGAGACTCCAGAAATCGTTGCTGAAAAGATATACGGTGATCCAGAATATCATTGGATCATCATGTTGGCAAATCAAAAACACGATTATATTTCAGACTTTCCTCTTTCTGAACAAGCACTAGTAAAACATATTGTAGCAACCTATGGTGCTCAACGATATGCAATTCGTTACTATGTAAATGCTGCAGGATTTGTTGTAAACTCTAATGCCACTGGTGCGGTATCAGTATCAAATGATGATTACGAGCGAACACTCAATGAATCAAAAAGAAGAATCAAAGTAATTTCCCCACAGGTTATATCAACTATACTGACACAATATAAAGAATTATTGTAATGAAATCTAGTCAACAATTGAGGTTTGCTGGCGATGTCAGCATTAATAAAGTTCAGGTAATTACTCCGAAGGGGTTTTTCCAAGACATCACAGCTCAAGTTTTAACTATTCAATTTTATGAAGACATTTTCTCGCCATTTATAACTGGCAGTATTATTGTCAAAGAATCTTTAGATCTTATTAATCTATTCCCATTTGTTGGTGAGGAATATCTTGAATTAGACATTACAACTCCAGCATTAAAAGACAGTGCTATCAAAGGTAAGTATTACATTTACAAACTAACGGATAGAGAACTTCTTGGAGATCGTGCCGTAATCTATCAACTACATTTTGTGTCAGTTGAAGCAGTTGCAGATCTTAACAAGAAAGTTAGTAGAGTTTTTGGTAACAAGGTTTCTGAATTAGTGACACCATTTATTAAAGATAGCATTATTGGTTTGGAAAGTAAAAAGAATGTTCAGATTGAACCAACTCTTTCCAATATAAAGTATATTTCAAACTACTGGTCACCAATTAAAAACATTATGTATCTCTGCGAAAGTGCAGTGAACATGAATAAAACTCCGAACTATGTTTTCTTTGAGAACAGAGATGGTTTCTATT